CCCTTACGATGAGCTTATTGCTAAGCAGATTCCCGGCTCGGGGGCTGCTACCGCGGAGGCGACCCGCACGATCATCCGCACCCATTACGCCGAAGTCCAAGAGCTTATCGAGGCAGCAGCAACTCCTGACGAGATCATCAACGCTTTAGGGCTAGACTGGAGCAACTCGACCTCGCCGGACCTCTAAGTACGCCATGGCTGCTCCCAACATCAAGTCGCCATCGACCGTCACAGGCATCTACGGCAAGACCGTGGGCTACGCAGTGACAACCTCAATGGCTGCGGCGCTGAGCAACGGTTCTAGCAGCGGCAAGGTGCTGAAAATCAACTCGGTGTACTGCGCCAACGTTGATGGCACCGCAGCGGCTGACATCAGCCTGGAGCACTACAACGGCACCACTGGCTTCGCCATCGGCAAGACCATCGCCGTGCCAGCGGATGCCACTCAGGTGCTGGTGACCCGCGAGGCATACATCTACCTGGAGGAAGGCCACAGCCTCCGAGCACAGGCCAGCGCCACTGGCGACCTGGAGCTGGTCATCTCCTACGAGGACATCAGCTGATGCTTGGCTTCAACGGCGGACTGATGGGTGTTCGGCGCGTGCCAACAGGCAGCGCAGCAACCGGGCTGTGGTTCCAGAATGAGCAGGGCGTGGCGAGACGTGCAAACATCTGGCCAACAACAACAACAGGTGATCCGTACTGGAACGACGTGTCACTGCTGCTGCACATGGACGGCAGCAACGGCAGTACGACGTTCACTGATAGCAGTAACAACGCATTTTCGGTCACAGCCAACGGCAACGCGGAGATCAGCACAGCGCAGAGCAAGTTCGGCGGGGCTAGTGGATTGTTTGATGGCACTGGTGATTATCTGACAGTCTCTGATGCAACTGCATTAGAGCCTGGGTCGTCCGACCTTACTTGGGAAATGTGGATAAAAACTACTAGCACCACTCAGTACGCAACACCATTCAGTCGCACGCCATCAACCTTTGCTACTGGCATGTGGGCGTTAATGATAAACTACACAACCAGCATAAGCGGCGACATAGCATTATTCGCTGCCGATTACAGCGGCGCATCCCCATTGTTGCTAACAACTGGAGCAAACGTGCGGGACAATGCCTGGCATCATGTAGCGATTGTGCGAGATAGTAGTAATTGGACTATCTACGTTGATGGCACTTCAGCGGCAACAGCTACATGGGGGGGAACCATTGCAAACATTTCAGGATCAACCGTAATAGCGAAGGATGAGTTTTATGGCAGAGAGTACACAGGCTACATCGACGACCTCCGCATCACCAAAGGCGTCGCCCGCTATACCGCCAACTTCACTGCACCTACTGCAGCATTCCCTGACGCATGACTCTCTACTCCCACCGCCAAGCCATCCCAGCGCCTCTGCCGCACCGCATCCGCTTTGCGGACGGCAGCACCCGCACCGACAGCACCACCTTCACGCCTGACGAGCTGAAGCGTGCGGGCTACTCCGGCCCCTACGAGCGCCCTGAGTGCGATTACAGGACCGAGAAGGTGGACTGGGACGGCGAGGCACTTGAGTACGTCGTGCGCCCCTACAGCTTCGATGAGCTGCAGGCGCAGCACGCCAGGATCCGCCAGCATCGCATCCAGCTGCTCAGGGCCAGCGACTGGACGCAGATCACCGACTACGACCTCGGCGCCGATCGTGAAGCCTGGGCGACCTACCGCCAGGCGCTGCGAGACCTGGCTGATGCGCCCAACCCGTTTGACATCACCTGGCCGCAGCCTCCTACGCCTGCATCACCGGAGCCCTGAATCATGCTTGGTATCGGAACGAATGGCGGACTGATCGGCCCACGGCGCGTTCCGAGTACCGGAAGCGCCAGCGGGGTCTGGGATCCTGAGGAACAAAAGCTCGCAAAGGGTGCGGGAATTTGGCCGATTTCTGGTGGGGATCCTTACTGGACAAGTGTGTCGCTGCTTTTGCACATGGATGGCAGCAACGGCAGCACTACGTTTACAGATAGCAGCAACAATGCTTTATCAATGACCGTTTCGGGGTCAACCGCTCTTAGCACAAGTCAAATCAAATACGGCACAGCGTCTGGAGCATTCACCGACGGAAAACTTACGGCTCCAAGTAATTCTGTTCTGAGCATGGATGGGGATTTTACACTTGAATTTTGGGTGTATCAAACAGGAAACACAAGTCCCTACGACACCGTAGTGTCAGCCGCCAGCGAATCAACTTTCATGATTCGCCATGCCAGCGGCTATGAAGGTGTCATCCTAGGCGGCAACACCAACGTAGCAAACACAATTAGTTTTACCTTAAACACATGGCATCACATTGCTGTCGTAAGGAATGCCGGGACTTACAAAGTATTTAAAGACGGCACGGACATTACAACCAGCACATACACAGATTCCAGCACCCTTGACCTGTCTGGAATGATAATTGGTGATTCCTCAGTGTCTGGGCGTAATTTTGTTGGATACATTGACGAGTTTCGCATCACGAAAGGCGTAGCCCGCTGGACCGCCAACTACACACCGCCCACTGCACCCTTCCCGAACTTCTGATGCTCTACTCCCACCGCCAAGCCATCCCAGCACCCCTGCCGCACCGCATCCGCTAAGCAAAACAACTTATGACTGTTAAAAGCAAAACCGGCGCAGCCCGCGTCGAGCACGTACCAGGCAAGCCCAAACTCACCCGCCAAGGTCAGGGCCAGCACAGCAAACCCAGCCACGGCCGAAAGCTGCGGCGCGGCCAAGGTAAGCCGTAGCGTAACGCTACGGCGCCGCCATTGTGCAGAGCCGCTGCCTATGCAACCCTTGCGGGCTAGGCTGCCTATGCGACACCTCCTCTTATGGCCGCCCCTACCCCCGAGCAAGTAACCGGCATCGTGGCCTCCTTGCTGGCCGGCTCCGAGATCCTCAGCCTCCTGCCTGGCGTCAAGGCCAACGGCTGGGTTCAGCTCATCCTCGCCGCACTGCGCGGCATCGCATCCCGTAAGCGCTAAGCCAATGGGCGAGCCATCGCACGGCGAAATCCTCCGCGCCATCGGCGTGCTGGAAGGCCAGCTCAAGCAGCTGCTCGACGCCGCCATAAGTGACAAAGGGGAGCGCAGCAGCTTGGGCGTTCGTGTTGGCCGCCTTGAAACGCGCATGGCGCAAGTAATCATCCTCGCAGTGGTTGCTGCAATGCTCAGCCCCATCATCTGGTCTGAGATCAAAGGGGCCTTTACTTACAGGCAACCACTGCCACAACACATGCAACGCCCATGACTTCCGGCCCACTGCGTCTAAGCGATCTGTTTAAGTTCTATCGGGGCCTTCCGCATCAGATGGCTGCGGTAAGTGAGTTGGAAGCAGCAATAAACAAACGCGCTCCCCAACTCCTAAGCCGCGATCAGCCGTGGTTCAAGACCTGGAGCGTCCCAGGCAAGCAGACCGACCTGGCCGCAGCGATTGAGCTGATCAAGGAATTTGAAGGCTGCCATCTTAGCGCCTATCCCGATCCGCTAAGCGGCGGCGATCCTTGGACGATTGGTTACGGCACCACGCGCTATGGTGCTGGCGATCCCGTAAAACGCGGCGACAAGATCAACGTAATCGAAGCCGATATGCTACTCCGCCTTGAGGTGGACCGCATTGCCGAACGCCTCCGCTCCACCGTCCCAACCTGGAACGCCTTAGGCGACCCACAACGCTGCGCACTTGTAAGTTTCGCTTACAACTTAGGCGCCGACTTTTACGGTAAGCCTGGGTTCGACACCATCAGCGCAGCGCTGCGCGACAAGGACTTCGCTGCCGTACCAGCGGCACTGCTGCTTTACCGCAACCCTGGTACGAATGTCGAAGCCGGCCTACTGCGCCGCCGTAAGGCCGAAGGGGCACTGTGGCAAAAAGGAAGCCCACAACTGCAGCAGCAGGGCATTTTGTTGCGCGTCCCTTATGAGGCACAGAACGACAACGCCAGCGGCACAGGTTACCGCGAGTGCTTCAGCAGCAGCGCTGCCATGGTAAGTCGGTTCTACGGCAAAGTAAGCGGTGACGATGCCTATAACAAGATCCGCGCTAGGTACGGCGACACCACCGACGCGCAGGCGCAGATCAAGGCGATGCAATCGCTGGGACTTAACGCGCGGCTGCGCACTAACTGCAGTCCCGCTGTAATTGACACCGAATTAGAGGCAGGGCGCCCCGTGATGGTCGGTTGGCTGCATAAGGGGCCTGTCGGTGCGCCTACCGGCGGCGGCCATTGGTCCGTGATCATCGGAGCAACCAGCG